GAAGGGTTAAACCAAGAATGGGTACTGATGGTATTAATATACCTGTGCAAGGTTCAGGAGCGGAAACTACAAAGTTGGCACTACACTATTTAATTAAAGAGGACAGAACAGCACTTAAATATATTTATAATGTTGTGCATGATGCTATATATTTAAGAGTACCTAAAGGTTCAAAAGAATATTGGAGTACCCTTTTACGCAGTTCTATGATAAAAGGTTGGGAAGAGATTAGCAAAACAGAAGCTTTCAAATTTAAAGATATACCTATGCCTGTGGAGGATTAAATGATATATGTTAATATTTTAGATACAGAAACTATAAATAAGATAGATAAATGTAAACATTCAAGATTAATATTTGATGATAACATCATATTATGTGAATATATAAAACAGTTACCATACTATGTGTCAGAAATATATTATGTAGGTAGTAATGAAGATATAAAGCATTATATAAGATTACAGATGCCTAATGAAATTAATGGACTTTATGCGCGCCCTAAATTTAGGATAGACCTTGATGTAACTACTAAATGTAATTTATCATGTAATAATTGTAATAAGCTATCTAACTTTAAATCCACTTGGGCAACTATGACAGATGAAAGTATAGATACGTTTATATCTAACGTAAAAGACAAAGATATACAAGTGAAAATAGTTGGTGGAGAGCCTACATTATTACCAAATTTAGATGACATAATTTTAAAGTTACATAAAGCTAATATAAATATGATTTTATTAACAAATGGTATAATTAAATATTCCCCACCTATAGATATAGCAATAGAAGATTCTGCTAAATACCCTGGCATAAGACCCGGATTTCATACTACTATGGTTGCTCCAATAGATCAGCCAGAATTTGAAGGTATTGACTATTCATTAGGTTGTACACAACTTTATGATTGCGGGATGGGGTATAAAGATGATAAATTTTATGCTTGTGGGGTAGGGGCTCACCTTAATAAATTGTTACCTATTAATGATTATGGGAGAGATACATTAGAAGAAGCGTATCTTGATAAGGAATTTTTATCTAATATATGCAAATATTGTGGGTTATTTAAAAAGCTAGGTTTCCATAATAGAGATAAAACTAAATGGGAAAGAGAAGATATACAACTATTTTCTGAATCATGGAAGTTTATGGAGGACCGAAAATGAGTGATGGGTTAGATTTTATAGAACAGGCTGATGAGGTTATAGCAGATATCAATCTAAGTAGGGGTGGTGAGGTGCTGCCACCTAAGACAAACAAAACACTATTAGTGGATGCAGATACTATAGTATTTTCTGCCTGCCTTAATTGTACGATAGTTGAAGAACTATTACCAGAAGAGTTTTATACAGATGAGGAGTGGGCTGAGATATTACTCGATCCTACCTTTGATGGGGAGTCTAATACTCGTAAGTTTGTGTATGAGGATGATGTTGATGCCTATATTAATGATAAGTTAGCTTACATGATGGAGCAGACTGGCACTACACGATATGAGTTACATTTCACAGGTAATAAGCGAAACTCATTCAGGTATACACAGTTAGATTCTATGTATAAAGCTAATAGGAAAAGTGGGCAAACACCGGCAGGATTACATGCTACTAAGCTTAGATGGGTACTGAACAACCCTAATGTTTTTATTTGGGATGAGTGGGAGGCAGACGATATTTGTGTAGCGTTAAAAAGAGATAACCCCGATAAGTATATACTTGCTGCTGTAGACAAGGATGTAATATATTCACTACCAGGCAAGCATTGGAACTATTACACATCAGCCAAGTATTACATAAACATGAAGTGGATAGAGGTATCAAAGCTTGAAGCAATGAGGCATCACTACCTACAAACATTAACTGGAGATAGTGGAGATAACATACCAGGATTATCAGGTATAGGCCCCAAGAAGGCCCTAAAGATACTTGGTGATTGTGAAGATCATATATGTATGTGGGAAAAAGTAGTAGCTGCATATGAGGCTGCAGGTAAATCAGTAATAGATGCTATAGTTACTATGAGATTAGTGTCAATGCATCAGCTACATAAAGATAAGGATGGTAACTACCGCCTAAATCTATGGAAGCCACCAGTAGGTACTACAATAGAAAGGAATAATGATGGTACAGAGTGATGTATATAAAAAGTTAGTAGAAAAATTTGGGGCAGAGCATCAATTGTATGTTACTGTAGAAGAGATGGCTGAAGCTATTGCTAGAATAACCCAATTTTTAAATAGGGGTAGGAATGTTGAGGATGATATGATTGATGAGCTTGCGGATGTTGTAATTATGCTTGAGCAATGTAAAGTAATATATGGTGAAAGACTTATCAAAGCTGTATATAAGAAACTCGATAAAGCTGCTTCACACCTATAACATTAGGTGTGATAATTTCTATAAAATTATATAATTTAATCTCAGATTAAGATTATTTAGATATAATAAATAAAGGATTAAAATGAATATATCAATCATTTCACAGAATGGGCATAGAATCAATGAGTATATTGCTGATATGGTAGAGAAGGCTTTAGAGCAATCAAAGCATACTACTATTAGGCAATATGATGATAGTGTCGACCTAATAATCATCACTAATGGTGTAGGTATAACAGAAGAGGCTATGGTTGCTTATAAGAGTGATAAACCTATCATATACTTACATGATGAACTTAGATCATCACTGATACCTCGTAAGGATATATTAGTGTTATCACAATATCATAATCACGGTAATGAGTATTTTGAGGTAGCAAGGTTATCCATATTTGATAAAAGATGGGAGGTGAATCAGCAGATAACAAAACTATATAACTTCGTGTATTGGGGGCATCAAAAAGAGGGCAGAGAGGATTTCTATTCTAACCTACCAGATAACGATAAATGCTTGTATATAGGAGAATGGGATAAGTTAAAGCCTTCATCACATCATGCCCCATATATTCGCGATAGAGATACCTTACTTAATATGATAGGTACAGGTACTATAACATATATAGAAGGGAGTAGCTATGATGAGAAATACAATAATCAACCTTTAAGGATATATGAGGCTCTTATGATGAGGGTTACACCTATAGTATCATCCATTAAAATAAAGCATATTACTTATGAAGAGGCTTATGACTATTGGATAGGAAATATACATGAAGAACGTAGAAAGATAACAAATACATTAGAAAGGATAATAGATGAATTCTGTGGATAAAATCTTAGAAGAGAGAGGTAATACTCACGGTAGCTATAAAGATATAGTAGAGTCCCGATCAGTTATAGTATATACTCTTGTAGAGCACTATAAGTTACGACATAATACTATGCCGAGTTTCGAGCTTATAACTATGTGGAATGACGTAGCATTAAAGCTTGTTAGGTCTGCCGCCAATCCAGAGCATCAAGATAATTGGGATGATCTTGCTGGGTATTCTAAAATAATACAAGAACTAATGGAGGATAAAAACAATGTTAGTGAATGATATACGTAAAGAGTTCCTATATCAGCTTGAAGCTAACCCTAATGCTGATATGCTTGAGATAATAGGAGCATCATTTATAGCTGATGAAGATACTATCTTTGGTACAATCAATGAAGAATATGTAAAGAAAGAGATTGAGTGGTATGAGTCGCAATCATTGAACGTGTACGACATGCCTAACCCTCCTAAGATTTGGCAAGGTATAGCTAACGATGAAGGGTTTATCAACTCCAACTACGGGTGGTGCATTTATTCGCCATATAATTACTCGCAGTATGATAAGGTGGTTGAGGAACTTAAAGCTAATCCTAAAAGTAGAAGAGCTATTATGATCTATAATAGGCCCTCCATGCACTTAGAAGCTACAAAGAATGGCATGAACGATTTTATATGCACTAATGCTGTGCACTACTATATTAGTGGGGAGTCACTTGATGTAGTAGTGCAAATGAGGTCAAATGATGCAGTATTTGGTTTTAAGAATGACTATAAGTGGCAAAGATATGTACAACGTAAACTTGCAGAAGAGTTAGGGTTAATGATAGGGACTATGTATTGGCAAGTAGCTAATCTACATGTGTACCCACGACACTATTATTTAGTAAAAGGACAATAATGGAAATTCAAGAAGCAATAGCAATCATTCAGGAGAAAGAAGGGTTACATGGGCAAGAAGAGGTAGCAAAGCATCTAAAAGTGAGCCAGCCTACTATCAGCAACTATATGGCAGGTAGGTCACAGCCAACACTTAGTGTAGCTGCAATGATCTATGGGATGTACGGTATTCAGTGCGAGCCTTTCACTAAGAAAGCGCTACAGAAAGAATTGGATTTTTTGAATAAAGTAAAGTCATGAAACCTTATGAGCACCAAATAGAAATAGCTACTCAAGCGTATGAAATACTTAGGCAGTATGGCCTGGTGTACCTGAGTATGCTTGAGAGGACAGGTAAGACTTTGACATCTATACTTGTAGCAGAAGCTTCAAGAGCTACTAAGATATTAGTAGTTACGAAGAAGAATGCCATAGGTGGATGGGATGAAACTATCAAAGCATATAAGCCTACAAAGCACTATACTGTCATTAACTATGAGAGTGTGCAGAAGGTAGGTGATGTGCAGTTTGATCTTATAGTAGTTGACGAAGCACATAATATGGCAACCTACCCTAAGCCTTCTAAGCGATGGCAAAAGCTGTTCAAGTACACTAAGGGCAAACCTATCATCTACCTATCAGCCACACCTTATGCTGAGAACGTAGGTCAGTTGTTCAATCAACTTAGGCTATCCTCATGGACACCATTGAAGTATAAAAACTTCTATGATTTCTTTAGAGCTTATGGTATCCCTTCAATGACACGAACTCCCTATGGGTTAGTGGAAACCTATTCTAAGTATAAAACTGAGGATGTGCTTGATGCAGTGGATCACCTGTTCATTTCCAAGACACGGATAGAGTTAGGGTTTGAGCATGAGCCTGAGGACGTAGTACATAAAGTGCCATACTCATTAGGGACTAAGAAATTAGTGGAGAGGGTAGTGAAAGATGAGATGCTAGAACTTCCTACACTGCCTGAACCTATCCCTATGGACACACCTATGAAGCTACGTACTACTATCTATCAGATAGAAGGCGGATGGGTGAGACTAGAAGGAAAATGTTACTTCATGGGTGCACTTGAGAGGATAGAAGCAATGAAGAAAGATTTTGACACAGGTGAGAATTGTGTCATCATGGCTCACTTCATCTGTGAGCAAGAACACTTAAAAGATTATTTCCCAGATGCAGAGGTAGTTAGTTCTAACAAGATGGCTGAAGGTGTTGACTATTCACACATCGACAACCTCATCATCTATAGTTCAGACTTCTCAACAGCCCGTGCGTTCCAGCGTAGAGCAAGACAGGCTAACATGAAGAGAGATAAGCCTATCAAGGTGCATTTTTATCTCATAGAAGGAGGTATCAGTGAAGAGGTGTATGAGACAGTATATAAGAAGCGAACTAACTTCGTTAAAGACAGTTATGAAAGGTGGGCAAACAAATGGAAACATGGGTAAGTATAGGACTGATGATAATAATAGTAATAGCGTTTGCAGTAGAAGAGTACCTTCACTATAAAGAAGAGAAAAGCTACAAGAAAGATGAACATGATGAGCACAAAGGAATTTAGATGAAACCTATCAAACAGAACAAAGGCAAGGCGATTGAGAAGATACCCACATCACGATTAGTGGATGGGAAGTATTACTACTCAACTAAATTGGATGGGCACTATGTGCAAGTAGCATTTGATGGTGAGGCTAGAGTTAGATTTTGGACAAGTGGTGGTAAAGAGTTTTATTTGGTCTCAATGGCTGACTATATTAAAACTAATTTTCAAGGTATTAAGTTCCACTTAGAATGTGAGTATAATTTTGGGTGTGTAGGTAAGTTGGGTGATAGAGATTTATCAGCACGAATTACTACCTATAGAACTAACTTCGGTAAAGGCATTCCTACTAAAGGGGATAAAACTTTAGATACCTTTACTATCCTTGATAGGCTTGACGCTCCTGATTACGAGTTTAGAGAACGATTGATGACTATTAAGGATATTTTCTCCGACCATTTTTGGTTTAGAGTACCTCTACAGACATTAGTCCCTAACCTGAAAACAGCTAAGGTTATGATGCAACAAGATTACTTAGAGGGGTATGAAGGCGGGATGCTTAAATGTCCTCATCATATCTACCAGCCTGGTAAGCGCACTAATAACATCATCAAGTTAAAACCACGTAGGACTGCTGACTTAGAATGTATAGACGTAACTGAGGGGGAAGGCAAGTATGAAGGTATGATAGGAGCACTAACTTTAAAAGATTCATTTGGCAGGATAGTTAAAGCAGGATCAGGGCTTGACGATATGGACAGATTAAAGCCTGCATCGTTCTTTATAGGTAAGGTGATAGAGATAGAATATGAGAGAATTTTAGATACTTATATTCAACCTACTATTATTAGAATTAGAGATGATAAATCGATATCTGATATTGATTAATCTCTCCATATCATCACGAGGATCGATTCTGGGATCGATTAAATCTCTCTGAATATCATCATATAGGGAGAGATTAAAATCGATTCTAGGATCGATTCTGAATCTTAAAGGAATCTTAAATATGTATAATGCATTTAGCGGGTATTCAACACAGAGAAAGAAAGAGTTACCATTTGATGAGTGGTATGAACTACAGGAAGCAAAGAGAACCTATGGAAGAGATGAGTATAGGAAATTTGTTAATCAAGCACGAACAGAGATAGGAGGGCATGCCAATGGGCGGGCCAGAGCAAACAATACAGAGAAAGATACTGAGAGAACTTAAAGACCTTGGTATCTATGCATACAAAAATATAAGCACTAACAGGAAGGGCATACCTGACATCATAGCATGTGTCAATGGTAAATTCCTTGCTATTGAAGTAAAATCTAAGGGAGGCAAACCAACTAAATTACAGGAATACAACATAGAACAAATTAGAAAAAGTGGTGGTAGTGCTATAGTAGCCTACTCGGTAGAAGATGTACTAAATGAATTAAAAAGGATGTATGATGAGTAAAGAGAATACTATCATATTTGAACAACCTCTATTACAACTAAGAGTTGTTCACACTACAGATGGCGCCTATGATATAGAAGTTGCTATGTATGAAGGGAAGAGTATTGGAACAGTTGTGGAGGATGAAGTTCAAGCTAAAGCTATCACTAATGGATTAATGACAGCTTATATAGCAGGCCTTAACGACCTACAGGATCGGATGCTCGAAGCCCTATCTAAGATTGAGGATGAGCACACCGAGGGCAGAAAGAGTGTAGGTGTTTAACACCACACTCCTCACACTTTTTAAACCTATTCAACTGCTTAGCATATCGCTCACTATCTTTTTTATATCCACTCTGCTGACTATTTTGTAAGTTTGTTTTTGACATATTCTATATCCTTTATTTTAGATTGTATAACAGTGTTTATATCAAGTGTATCTAAAGCTATAGTATCATACAATTTGCCTTTATACATAAATGATACCCTAACCCAACCATCGCCAACCTCATTAATGCCTTTTAGTATAACCTCCATAGCCTATCCTATATTATCTTTATAATCGCTGTCAATCCTAAACTGGGTGCGTTCAATAGTTAAGTCATATGATCCGTTATTAGCATTCACACCCCTAACATCAATCCTGTCTCCGTCTTGAAGCGTAACATCAGACTGCCAGAATATTGACTGTGGCTTGTGGTCACCCATACCTCTAACAGTAAATTCTGATGCAGAGTATTGCTGGTCATTCACATACACCCATAGGTCTAATGACTCTGTACCTGGGAACTTTACATTTAACCCAATAGTCACAATTACAGAGTTGTATTTCGCTCCACTGTTATTGACTAACGTCTGAGTACCCAAATCCACCTCAAACCCGCCTCTTTGAGTTACTACCGTATCCATCATAGGAAGCAGTGCATGTGTACTATCATCGATAGTGACAGTGATAGGCGTAGCTATCCTGCCAGTTGCTCTAGGGTCTAACTGAGACAGGTCATTGATACGACCTATCACCTCTGCACCTGTACTGCCACCTGTTCCACATATTAAATCTGTTGCCATTTATTCTCCTTATTTAGTGTATTTATCTACTATATTTTTAAGGCTTTTATGGATCTCTCTATCAGACCATTCTTTGCCTATTGCCTGCTCTATCTGTGTACCTATACCATTTCCGCTTTCCAGTATCCTATCCATAGTTTTATCTCCATATAGCCTACCAGCTGCATTAGCGAATTGCTCTCCTTCTATACTTTCATATAACCTGACTGGGTGAGCGTCATTAACTAAAGTAACAAATTCAGAAGCTTTCTTAGGGTTACCAGAAAACAACAGCTTTTGATACTCTTTTTTAAGTACAGGATTATTGAAAATATACTTCACAGTATTTTCTTTTGTAGGTTCATCAGCAAATAGATATCTCTGTAACAAAGCCCTACTTATCTCATCTGAGTTACCGCCTGTAAGCCTGCTAATTTCATTAGCAGCGACATCCGAAACCTCTCTGCCTATAGCACTTCCTGCAAACTGCTCAGGTGTCCCTCCTTTAAATCCCCCTACATGAGTTAATTCATGAGAAAGACTGTTTACTGCTTGATCCTCTACAAGTTTACCATTCTTGAATGACGGATTACTAAATAGTGTTATATTGTCTAAATCCTCTGTAACCTCTGCACCGGCATCATCGGCCCACCTATCTATTGATATTGACCTATAAGGATCAGAATCCAAGTCAGCTATACCTTTGCCATAAGGAGTAGTCATATCGTCAAAATATCCTGTACCTACACCTTTAGGTCCTGCCACGTCATGCAACTCTTGTAGCTGTTTCAAGTCCATGTGCTTTCTTATGCTCTCAGTAGGGTATATAGCTCTTCCTTTAACTACAGGTATGCCGGTAGCTTTCTCTATAGTTTGTGGGTTCACTCCCTTGGATGCCATGCTCTCAGCTTTGATGAAATCATCTACCTTAGACGGCAGAAACTTCTTTAGGAATTTTATAGCTTGAGGACCTGCAAGGAATGCTCCTGCTAAAGCCCCTGTGATACCTTTAGCTGGGTCATACCCCACTATATTACCTTCTTCATCTGTCTCTACACCAGCTACTGAACCTCCTCCTAAACCTAACATCCTATTGGATTTGGCTGTACCTGCCTGTGCTTTAGCACTATTGCCAGCTTTCTCTATGAGATTATTGAAATAGTCACTAAATTGTTCTAAGTACTGCTCTTCTTGCAGGGACATAAGTTTGCCTATCTCTTCAGGTGGGAGGTTAAGCTTTCTGCCTTTTTTGAGTGTCTTAGTAGCAATGTCAAGCACCTTCTCTATCTGCTCAGTGGTTACGTTCACCCTACTACTTCCCCACTTGATACCTGCCTTATCAAGTGCTGAGTTCTTCATATACCCAAGGGCATCATACACTGTCTTTAAACTTCTGCCAAGTGTACCTGTTACACCTTCCCCGCCCTTAATGTACTCTGCAACACCTGGTACTTCATCCAGCTCTTTCAACAGAGGGCCTATCTTCTTAGTGATATTCCTATACCCCATGAGATTTTGAAACCTCTTATCTCCTAAAGCATCTTTCAAAAATCTTCTTGTTTCCTTATTGCCTAACAGGTTTTCAAGTTGAGCGGATGTCTTAACAAAGTCAATCCTACTTAACCCACCTGGTGCTGTATCTTCAATAGGACGTGCTAACCTACTAACTATCTGCTCAGCTAAGTTCCCTTTTACTTTAGGACTCTTAGCCATCTTAGCCACTTCAGTCAATCTGATAGGATTTTCTAATAATTGAGCTGTCACTTCTTCTGGCAGCACTTCACCTTTATTTAGTAGACGTGAAACCTCAGGCAGCCTATCCCTAAACTTATATGCCTGTGCCGCTAATCTATTAGCTTCTCCTAAGTCTTGTAGGATAGGGCTGTCATCAACTCCTTTCATTAGCTTGTCACGTGCCATTCTCATGATACGTGCAGTGTCTGCTGTTTCTGGCATACGAGGATCAGTTCTCATCGATCTGTTCATACCTCTAACAGCATTAATAAGGTCACGCTCACTAACAAACCCTTCTACGTTCTGGTAGTTAGCAGCATCCCCTGCAGCAGCTTTAAGGTCTTCTATCCTACGTTTAAGTATAGCACGTCTACTTTGTGTCTTAGCAGATGCCAGCGATGCTTCTAGTGACTCTATCTGCTTAGCTAACTTCTCCCCTTGGGTAGCTAGTGCTGATTTACCTTCAGGTTGCAGTAATGAAAGCACCCGTGACACTTCAGAGTCGGGTGCTCCCTCTCTTACCATAGTATCCCTGATGTCCTCAATCAAAGGCCTGATGTCTATATCTCTAGCATCAGATGCCTTAGCAAATACTTGGCTATAAGCATCATCAGCAGCTTTCTTCAGTGGTGTATATTGAGACTCAAGGCCTTCCCTAAGTACCTGGGATGTTTCACTTAACGGTGCTTCTGTCTTAACTACTTGCTTTGCCTGCTCATAGGCATTAGTACCTACTTCCTGTGCCTTGCGAGCAAACCTTCTCTGCTCAAACAGGTTAGTAGTGATGTCATCAGGTTGTAATCCTTTAGCACCTTTACCTGCATAAATCAAGTCACCTGCACCCATGTCACGTGCTTGTTCTGCTTCTTGTACTATACGTTGTAATGTACTCTCATCACCTGTCTTTAGGGCAGTGACTACATGGTCTGGTAGGCCTTTATATTTGTAGAGATCATAAATCTTAGAAGCAAGTATGCCTAAACCTTTAAGAGCTACTTCGCCTCCTGCCGCTGAGAATATGTCCTGTGCTACTGGTGACACACCTAATGCTTCCTCCTCTCTTGCCCCTCCCCTCATAACTATATATTTTTGTAGTCCTTCAGGAGATGTTTTAAGTCGCATAGGATCATCTACAGTACCTGCACCTTCCCACTTAGGCATCTCAGGCTCAAACGCAGGCTGAGTAGAAGGCATAGTAGTCATACTATCCTCCGATTGTACTACATCATTAGGCGTACCTAACTCTGCGTTGTACTCATCCATACTAACTACACTACCAGTGGATGGAGATACCAACTCTCCACCACTTGATCTAAGTAGTTCATCAGACGATATATGAGAGTAGTCAACCACTGGAGACATAGGCCCTTTCTGAGCACCTAACTCCGATGATGACATAGTTGAAAAATCTAATTCCATCACTGTACCCTCTCTAATCTTTTATTTTTCCACACGAAGTTACCATCTTTAAGCTTGACGATAGTACCTTCAGGAGCATTAAATAATATTTCTTGTAGCTGCACAGGTAACACACTAAACTCTATTGCCTGAGTAGGTTGTGCCTGCTGTGCACCTTTAGCTACCTCTGCTGCACCTCGGGTTTCTCTGATTTGTTCTGCTTTCTGTTTAGTTTCAGGAGATAAGGCCCGATAAAATTCTTTAGCTGTACCTGTAAGTCCTTGATTACCTAACTGGTTCACAAGACCCATACCCTTCATTTGAATAGTACCTAGGAAACCTTCAAGTGCAGCTTTTTGATATTGTGGCTGTGTACCAAAGGCTGCTCCTAGAGTTTCAAGGTTACGAGTAAAATCTTGGTCTGATGCAGCCGCTCCACTCATAGCCCTAACATAGTCAAGTACAAAGGCTTTTTCTTGAGCACTAAGTCCTGCATTAGCTTCAAGTGCTTGCCTAAACTCAGGCGATTGCCAATCTTCAGGTAGGTACTGCTGGAACATTTTCTTAACCTCACCCCATGCGCCTTTCTCTAATGTACCATCATACATCATTTTCTTAAATCTATTAGCTAATGATTTACCCATAGTATAAACTTGAGCCTGGTCAAATGCCTTCTCATACAGTTTCTTAGCTACTGGGTTTTTCTGTAGTATCTCCTGCTCTCTTACTTTATCCTCAAAGATTGTATTGGGGTCCATACCTACCTTAAAGTTGGAAGCCTTAGAGTCCTGCCAGCTGGAGTAGTTATTTGCAAAGACATCCGCATACCTCTTGGTCTTGATACCTTCTGAGCCTGCGCCATACTCTTTATCTAACAGGTTAGACAGTCTCTGTCGATAATCTTCTACCGCCTTAGGATTTTGTTGCCAATTAGGTCCGTGTATCTCACTCATAGTAGCTGCAATACCTGCTCTCTCATCAGCCAGTGGGTCTACTACATCACCAGGCTCTGCCAACCCAGCCACGTGCTTGAGATACTCATTACCTACGCCCTCGCCAAATTTTGATGATATATAGTCAGCATTTTGCATCATAGCAGTCCTGTTATCGCTAAGTCCTGCAAGCTCTCTTGTAAGCTGGTATCTGTCTTGAGCTCCTAGCTGCACTCCTTGCTGAGGCTGTTGCACTCCTTGCTGAGGCTGTGCTGGTTGTGATGAAGCGTATGTAGGTTGCTCTGGCTGAGCTTGACCAGGTGCTACATACTTGTTAGTCCATTTAGCATAGAGTTCCTCATCATTCATACCTCCACTATTAGAGATATTAGCCTTCATAGCTTTTCTTAGCCTATCAGTCATTTGACCTTTGAAATAGTCTTTAGCTGTAGGTGCCCCTAACTGATGTACTGCATACATATTACCCGGTGTCTGAGGTACTCCCAAGTTATCCAGTGTCTGAGCATACTCTTTCTTTAGTTCAGTATACATCTTCTCCTGATTTTCAGGCTCCCACATCTTATCTTCCGGTATGCCTATCTTCTTAGCTACACTTTTAGCTGTTTCAGGCATGATCTGATACTTCCCATAAGCAGACGATCCTTTCGTGCTCTTAACAGTATACATATCACCTTTATAGTTACCTAGCTCTTTACTGAGAATATACTCATCAGTAGTATCACTACCTATACCATCAGAGTCTAAGGCTGACATGATCTTTTTTTCAGCCACTTTAACTTTTTGAGGCTCAGCACTATTCCATGCACCTGTAGCTATGGAGGCAGCGTATAGGTCTACTACATTCTCACCGTTTATGATTATAGAGCCTGTTTTCATAGCCATCTCTTCTCTTCTGCGTTTACCTTCAGGACTCATCTTATCATAGAAAGGGTCGTTTTTACTAAGATACCTGCCTACTAATGCCCTATCCTGCTCACTGCCTGTTTCAGGGTGTCGTATACCAGCATTGACATCTAATCCCATCTGAGAATAGAGCCCAGGATCTTGCTTCATTTTAGTGTTAGCTTGTTTTACAGCAAGAGGGAAGTCTACAGCTCCCAGTAGTTCCATGATAGAGTTTTTAATCTCTTTACCCTGAACTTTCTTAAGTTGTTCAGCTTGAGTCATCGTTATCTTATGTATAGCCTCAAGTCCTGCTTGGTCAAATGTAGGTACAGTCTGTCTAGCTAGCTGCAAAAGGTTGGAATTTTTAATCTGCGCAGCCTCTATGTTCTGCATCCTCTTAGTCTTTTCCATGTCCCATTGTTCTTGTACTATCTTCCTATTTAAGGATGCATTTTGCATATCATCTACAAACTTATACCCTCGCATAGCCCCATTAGTGAAGCCTGATGCAGCTCCGCCTCCTAATCCTCCGTAATTAAACATTATTGTCCTCCTTGTGGTGGTCTACCACCTTCTCTGCCTACAGGAGGTATCCCACCTGTATTACCTGGTTGTTGGCCCGTCCTAGGCATATTTTGAGCATTTCCTGTACTGCCACCTAGCGCTCCGCCAAGCATAGCTTGAACATCAGCGCCCGCTTGAATTAGCCTAGGATCAACCTGACCTTGTTCAATCTTAATAGCAGTACTCATAAGCTCTCTAGCTATTTCTATACTATGTTTAGTGCCAAACTCACTTACCTGCATTGCCATAGCCCTAAATGCTCCAGCAGGGTTAGCGTTCATTAGAGCCATACCCATAGGCCCATTGGTAAATGTTTCAAATAAAAGCTGATTCTTTTCATCTGCATTATCTGCCCTAGTGGCATTTACTACTACATCAACATCTGTAAACTCAACATCGGTTTTAGGGTCGTTTAAAGGTACCATAATAATATTGCCACTATCATCTTTCATAGGCTCGCCTGTCTCGGGGTCTAATTCTGGTTGTAGTACTGGTTGCATAATAGGTTGCCCCATAGGGTCTACTCCTACAGGTACTTCTAATGGCTTATTAATCTCTATAAAGTGATACACATTAAGTGGGTCAGATATTTTCATAATTTGAGTGCCTCTATAATACTCTTGCACTAGACCTACTATGTCTTGACCTATGAACTTAAGCATAGCCGCTACTCTATCTACTACCATAGTAAGTTGAGCAGATGAGGACATCTTTTGTATCTGTACCTTTCTACCGCTGTCAGATGCATATGCTTGGCCTAGGAATGAGTCATTAATACCTAGTACTAACTTGATTCTGGTTAATGCATTATCTATGATAGAATATTGATTCATTATATCCCTGCTCATATTTTCGATCTGAATACCTTGCAGGCTAGTAACAGGTATAACAGCATTAACCCTGTTGAATAACTCTCTAAACTCTTCTATATCATCTACAGACCCTTCTTCCACAAATGCTTTAGAAGTATTTACTAGAAGTTGAATCTGTAGTAGTGCTTGGTTAATGGCTTTTTGTGTTTCTGTCACTTCTCTAAAAGGCCCATAATACTCAGCCCTGTCAGATTGAGATAACTTAGTGATGCGATATGGAAATCTTACTTTTTTAAAAGTAATCTCTTTTTTCTCTAATATGATCTCATCATGCCAAATGACAGAATAGACTTTACCCTTATACATTACTACGGACTTGACTACCAAAAAGTTATCGTAATCTCTGTACCTGCCTAGGTCTTTATTAGCATACTGTCTATAAAAGTCTGACTGGGAATCTTTCTCTAGGAAGTCATAGTATTCAGTCATCTGTTTATATTTTCTAGGCCATTGTTGCTTAATAGCATCTTCACTCATCCATTTGAAGTGATGAATAAACCTACCATCAGAATAATCTTCTTTGGAAGAATGTGGGTCTATTCTTACTTGCCATGAAGGGACGTGCTCTAATTCTATTTCATACAAAGGTCTACCAAATTTATCTTTAAGCCCAGTGTCTCTTACATCTTCATACATAACCATTAGGCCAGTTAGTAGACCATCTATCTTCATAAATTTCTGTATTGTTTCCCAATCGTTATTATCTAATGTATATTGT